CGATTAGGTCTATGCTAGGCGTTGGCGTTGCCATGACGCTACTTAGCCACGCCGATCACGGTCAGCGTCACAGGGTTGGCGTTGGCAACATCGGCATTGATGCGAGCGTAGCGCCCGAACAAGGACAACTGGCTCATGTCGTTGGCGTCGGTCGCGCTGGAACTAACCACTGCCGGCCCGTTAACCCAATTGGTTCCGTCATTGCTGTATTGCAACGTGAGCGTGGTCGTGTTCGGCGCACCGGCAACTGCCGTCTGGTCAGTAATCCACTGGATATCGGTCTTAGCATGATCCTCCACGTTCTGAAGGTTGCTAAAGGTGTCCTGCGTTAGCACAACGGTCTGAAAGAACGTCGCAACGCCAGAATTGACGCCACTGTGCACCACGCCCGCGACGGGGGTAGGAATCTCCAACGGCTGCGGATTGGCAGCGTTGGCCGTGCCCTGAAAGGCGAAAGCGAAAGCGGCAATAAGGACGGCGCAAACTGCTACAGCCGCGATGATTGCCTTGCGATTGCTAGTCATGTTACTTGTCTCCTGTACTCACAAACTTAACCGCCAGCCGGCAGCAAGGCCGCGAACGGATAGCGCGTGGCGCTGTTGGTATTCACGTTGGTAATCGGGTTGGGAACCTGCCAGCCGAGGCGCATCACAACGCGCAGCGCAACCATATCTTGTTGCGGAAGGTTGTAGATAATGGCTTTGCTGGCGTCCATGATGACGGATTCAGTCAGAAGCTTATACGTCACATCTTGGCGAATCGAGTAGACCAACTGGTTATAGTCACCAGACACAAGCAATGCTTCGGCAGGGTCAACCGCGCCATTCTTAGGGAACTCGACAGGCACGCCATCAAGCTCATAGTCGGTAGCCGCCTGCATGGTACGCATGAAGATGGGCTGCCCTTGCAGGTCGCGCAGGCCGCGCAGCTTGGCGCGCAAGCTGAGAGCCGCAATGTGCCCCGTCACCATAAAACCATCTTCTTCTACGAGGCTGATAACGCCGTCCTCGCCCATGATGTCGTCATACAGGTCGCCGTTCGTGCCGAGGGTGATGGATTGCCCTGCGGCTACTGCATCGGGAACAATACCATCCGGCCAATCAGCCGGGGCGTTCGTGCCATACAGCACAGCACGGTCGAAGGCAAGGCCCATCGCCTCGATGATGCGCGGTCGCACCTCGCCCCAAACGTCATAGCCAACATCGTCCAGCACCTTTTCAGGAATAGGAACGATGCACGCCAGTTCTGCGGCGTTGATATACTTGTTTTCCCAGGCTACGTTAGAAGTTGGCTTGAGGCCGGTATCACCGTCCACAAAGCCGGCGGTAATCAGGCCGGAAAGGACGGGCATACGCAGTTGCGCGCTAGTCATGTTGGGGAGCCGGCGGGCGAAGCGCATCACGGCACTGCTCTCCGGTACGGACTGGATGATCTCGCGGCTAACGGACTCTGGAATCAGAGCCGTCGCGTTACTGCGCGAGATGTAGTTATCATAAAGTGCCACTTGTCATTACCTCCACAGGTAAAAGATTGTGTCCGTTGTGGAGGGTGTCTCACCCTGGCAAGTGGCATCTCGCTACTGCCGTATATTTTGGTTAGCGGCATCACGCCGCTGGTAATGCTTGGAGCCTACCGGCCCCGGCTTGCACGTAGAAAGTCATTCATGCTTGGCTCGCGCACGCCATTCTGTCCTGCGCCGTTGCCAGCGTTAACGCTTGGCGCGGGCTTGGCGATAAACAGTTCGGGCGCAACTTCTCGCAGCGCCTTCAAATCGGCCTCGCCCGTTCTGGCGTCCACTAGACTAGCATCCTGCGCCGCCAGCCAAGCGAGGCGCAGATTCTTGACGTTAGCAGCGTGAGCAGCTTCATAGAATGATGCCTTAGCATTAGTCAATGCCTGCTCAGTAGCAAGCTTATCTAACTGCTGGCGTAATTCGCTGCCCTCGTCGGCATTCTTGGCAAGGTCGCGTAGCTGCTTTTCCAGCGTTTTGCGTCCGTCGCGCTCGCCCTTTAACGCAGTTTTCAAGCCGTCGATATGCACATCCAGCGCCTCCTGCTGCTCAGGCGCGAGAGTCTTGTACCATTCTTCAAAACTGACAGGCTGCGCGGGCGCTACGGGTGTCTCACCTGTCGGCGCGCCTTGCGGCTGTTCTGACTGATTCGGTTGTGGTTGGGTATCGTCTGCCACTGGTGTATTGTTTCCTTGGCGTCTCGCCGGAAAATATGCCTATTGCGCTAATATTACCTGAATATACACATTACGTCAATAGGGTGTTAACCTTGCAGGCTAAGTATACCATCCATCACCGTCTGCATTGCGCCCGCCTTTGCCGCCACGTTGCCCCCTACTACGGAAGAATTACAGCCTGGTCTAATTCAAGAACGCCTTGCACATTGGCGAGATACGGGTCTTCATCGTTATATTCCCTGTCGATATATTCCTTGGCTATTTCGTAAATAGCAGGTATATCGAAATGAGTTTTTGATGCGTAGAACATATCCATTTCCACAATCGGATTATCGTGAATACGAATTGAAACCTTCCACAAGCGCATTGCTGCCACGTCGCCCCCTGTCATCGGTTTGCAATCAACGTCAATCAAGCAAACGGGAATCGCAGCCAGCCGAGCCGCTAGAGTGTCATTTACCGCCACGTTCGCCCCCTATACCCTATTGCACGTTTTCTACTTCTGCCAGTCTACGAATAGCAATCTCCACAATAGCGGCCTGGGTTACGCCCAGTTTCTTTGCCAGTTCTGATAGTAAGCGTTTCGCCTCTGGCGTTAGGCGTAGGCTTGTCGGTTGTTTGTTGTTCATATTGCGATTGTAGCGCAATTGTGTTACAATTACAACCATGAACATTTGCCCTACTTGTGGTATCCACTATGATCCAGCTTTCAAAGAACAAAAGTATTGCTCTCAAAAATGCTTCCATAGTCGTGACCGAACGAATACCAAAAAGAAATATCCGATCTCTATTTGTATAGTCTGCGGTAAAAGTTTTGAACGTAAGCGCAAGGAATCGACGGGTAAATATTGCTCTCGCGTCTGCTCTGATAAAGCAGATAAAAATGCGCCAAGACGTCAGCCAAGAATAAAAAAGATATGTCCAGAATGCGGCAAAGAATTTATTGCACTCCCATATCAAAACACCAACTGCTGCTCTCGCAGGTGCGCTAATCTTAGGACTGCAAAAACACAAGTTGGCAAGGCGCATCCACTCCACAAAGAAAAGATAGAAATGAAGTGCAAAGTTTGCGGCAAAATCTGCTATGTAAAACCCTCGTTGGTTGGCCGTTTTGGAGCCTGTTCCAGACGTTGCGCCGCTGCTCTTTCTCAGCAGGCGCAACAAAGAGTTAGTAGCGTAGAAACAACCTTGCTTAATGCTCTGATAAATGCCGGTCTGACACCTGTCGCGCAATATCCCATTGCGCCATATACAATTGACTATGCTTTCCCTGCCTATAGATTGGCAGTTGAGTGCGATGGCGATTACTGGCATTCAACACCTTGGCAAAAGAAGAAAGACAACCAACGGGACGGATATCTAAAAAAACAGGGCTGGCGAACGCTACGCATAAAAGAAAAACAAATCAAAACCGATGTTGCTGCTTGCGTTGCGCTTGTCATCAAAGCCCTAACCTAAATCCCTGACAAGCGTAGGCACAAGTGAACCGCCCCAAGTATCGTCCCAATGCCTTGTTACCATATCTGAAAGTTCAGCTTTACCCGATTTCCACGCATCATACCGGCCCTTTCCTAAAATATTGCGCTGAGTAGATTCAGGCTGCTCCGCAAACCATTCGGTTCCAGTTTGAAATCTAATATCTGGAACATTATTCAGGCGTGGGATCAGCGTACACCTACAATTTACGTGACTATCAAATCCATAACCAATAGGATAGGTGCGACCGTCTGCGAATAAACATCCAGGACATACACGATCATCTCTGGCACTAAGTCGGGTATACGAGGTTACGACTCTGCTTGTCTCATATTGCATCAATGAACTAGAACGATAAGCACGGAGCATTTCACTTCGCGCAATCGCTTGCATTCTTGTAAAGCTTTGGCCCAGCCCTAATCGCATCGCCGTTCGTGCAACATCTAGCGGCCCACGCCCCAACGCAATACCGTTGACAAGATGCTGCCCTAGCCTGTCACCTGCGCCCCTGGCAGCGTCATCTAGCACCGTTCGCAATGGTGAACCATCTCCCGCTGTACCGATTAGGTTTTCAACTGCCGACACAGGAAGCCGGTTGAAGTCTACCGCTACCTGCGATTCTACCGCCACGCTATTGATTGCCGTTGCGCTGTGCTCCAACGCCATCGTAGCGGCGGCGCGCTGCCCGTCCGTGACACTGCCATTCATGAAAGCAGCATAGGTATCCAACTCGCTTGCAATCTGCGAACGTAGCGAACGATACCGAGCCATGCGGGAAAGCTGCCCCATTGTCG